GGGAGCAAGGTCAACCCCGACTTCGCCGACATGCTCAAGACCTACGGCGAAGCCGCCGGCAGCGCCATCACTCCGGAGGTGCCGGGTCTGCTGGCCAAGCCCGGCTGGGATATCTACCACACTCTCTATGCCCGCGAAGCCGCCGGCGTCGATCCGGTCACCGGGCGGGTTGTCCGCAACGCCGACGCCGCCCGGCAGCGGCTCAACGACGCCCGCACCGCCGGTATCCGGGTCAGCGGCGGCAACGTCCTCAACAAGAAAGCCGGCCTGTGGGAAGACGCTTCCGTCAGCGTTCCCGGTGCCGGCAATGCCGCCTACGACGCCCGGCGGGGGCAATTCGCCGACATGGGGCAAGTGGCTCTCGACACCGTCAACTCCGCCCGGCGGGAACGCGGGCTGCCGGAGGTGCTGCCGGGGCAGCCGCGTCGGATCGACTTGGAGAGCCAAGGGATGGCCGCCCGCGATCTCGGGCAGGAGGTCTACCACCGGGCGCAAGAAGGGGTGAATTACCAGTACGAGAACCCGGAAGGCACCGGGATCATCGACCGCATGCCGCAGGGCCGGGCGACCCCGCTCAGCATCGAAAACCAGCGTCCGGCGTTGCAGGCGATCATCGATGACCCAACCGTCGAGCGTACCGGGCAGGCCGACACTATCCGCGACATCCAGAACCGGCAGAACGCCAACGCCGTCAACGTCGTCGACCCGGCGTTGGAACTCGCCTTCCAGGGTCGGCGGGCTTCCATCGACGCGATGGTTGACGGCCCGGCCAAGGACGCCGCGCGGGCGCGGCTGGCCGAAGCCATCCAGGCCAATCGGGGTCCGACGTGGCAAACCCAGGTCGTGCAGCGCAACCGCACCTGGGAGCAAGACGCTGGCCGCACGCTCGACGCCGACATGCAGGCGCGGGCGCGTGAAGCTCTGACCAACACTCTGAGGGAGAGCGCCGTCCAGCACGGCATCCCCGACGTGCCCAACCGGCCGGGTTATCCCGGCGGCTTCCCGGCCATCGAGGCAGAGACATCTCGTCTCAAGAGCCAGCAGGACTTGCTGCGCAGAAGCGGCGTGGTCGGACCCGACGCGCAGACGATACCGGCCCCCAACGCCGTCCAGAACGTCCTGTCGGGGGTGGGCGGCAAAACCAACAAGCCGGTGCGCGACGTTCTCGCCGAGCACGCCCTCACGCCGCTGACCCAGTACCTCGCCGATCAGGCGGAACTGAAGATGCGTGGCGTCCACGCCGCCGGGCACCCCGAGGTGAACCCGGAACTGGTCAACCCGGCGACCATCGCGCAGGAGTGGGGCTCTCTCAGCGAGGAGGTCAAGAACATGCTCGCGCCGACGCCCGAGGCGCGGGCGCGGATGGAAGCCGGGGTCCGCATGATGCTCGGCGAGCAGCGGCGCGCCACCCGGGCGCTGCCTACTCGCGGCAACACGATGAGCGCCCCGCAGACGATGTACACCGGGCCGGCCATCGTCGCGGCGGTCAGCGCCCCGGCCGGTCTGGCGATGGCGGCGCGGAACGCCGTCAAGGGCCTGATCCCGACCGTCACGGCGCGGCTGTACTCCAAGCTGATGACCAAGCCCGCCAACGTCGAGCGGATCGTCAATCCGCCGACCTTCGGCCAGAGCGTCAGCTTGCCGCGCATCCTCACCAACGCCGTCACCTCGCGGCCGGCCCAGCGCCGCGACGTTTTGAGGTAGATTGTGGCCGGCTTCGATCCCCTCTTCGAGAAGCGGCTGAACGCCATCCTCGCCGCCGCCGAGCAGGCGACCGGGGGGAAGCGCAACATCGTCGAAGGCTGGCGGTCGGCGGAGACACAAGCCCAGTACCGGGCAAACTACCTCGGCCAGCCGGTCAGCTGGAACGGCAAGGTCTACCAACCCCTGCGCAAAGGCGGTCTGGCAGCGCCGCCGGGGAAATCCCGCCACCAGATCGGGCAGGCAGCCGACCTCGGGGCCGGACCCGTGCGCGACTGGGCGATGGCTCACGCCGCGCAGTTCGGGCTGGAAGGTCTCGGAGCCAAAGACCCGCCGCACATACAATTGGCGCGCGGCGGCAAGGATGTCATGGGCCCGGTGTCGAGCACGGTCGCCGGGACGACTGCCGCGCCGGCAGCGGCCCCAGCTACTCCAGAGAACAGTGTCGCCGACCTCTTCTCGAAGGTCAGCTTCGGTGGTGGCGGTACAAAAGACATGGGCCTCGGCGGCAATCTTCCGCCCGCGCCGGAGTTCAATCTCCCGGTCGCCTCGGCAACCGAAGCTCCCGCGCCTGCCGCAGCTGCGCCCGACTTGTCGCCGCTGGCGGGGGTGTTTGGTTTACCGACCATCGGCCAGCCCGGCGGCGAGTTGGCGACGGACCCCAACAGCACGCTGCCCGGCTTCATTCCCGGACAGGCTAGACAACCGATCAAGAGGCTCGGCCTATGAGCTTCCTCACCGACTTGGTCAGGTTCGAAAGCGGTGGCGGCAACGTCACCAACGTCAACCAGTCGACTTCCTCCGGCAGAGCCAGGGGTTATTTCCAGATCACGGACGGGACGTGGCAGGATTTCGGCAGGCGGGCAGGCGTCGATTTCGCCAAGTATCCGACCGCACAGTCCGCGCCGCCGGCGCTTCAAGCTCAAGTCGCCGGAATGATCCCGCTGAACCGTTGGGACCGACGGACGCTCGCCAAGCTCACGGCTGCCGGGCACACTTTCGACGTGACCAAGACGCTGGCCGAAAACGCAGCTGCGCATGGCGAGCAGATGTCGGCTTTCGTGCCCACCACGCTTGTCGAAAAAGGCCCGTTCAAGGGGTCCGAAGCCGGCGTGACCCTCGGCCAGCAGCCGTTGACACCGCCGGATACTTCAAGCATCGACCAGAGCTTGGCGGGAGTGTTCGGTGACGCCCTCGGCAAGGTCTCCATCGGCGGCGAGGGCGGCGGCTCAAGTGGCGGCGGCAGTCTTCCGCCCGGCGAGCAATTCAGCCTTCCAACACCATCGGCGACCGGGCCGGCACCGACGCCGGGAGCCCCTCCCGAGTTGAGCCCGCTTGCAAATCTCTTCGCCTTGCCGACAATCGGGCAGCCGGTGCCGAAGCTCAACATCGCATCGAAAAGTTGGACATGAACCGAGGGAAAACGATGGCCAAGAAAGCCAGCCCACTCGCCCGCATGATGGGGCAAGCCGCCGGCATCCCGGCAGTGCCAGCTGCGCCGGCCGCGCCGCCTTTCGTCAAGGGTGTGGCTACCCCACCCCCGAAAAAGGCTCCGCCGCCGAAGTCGAAACCCGGCGGCGGAAAGTTCGGTTTCAAGAAAAAGTAGCTCGCAAAAAATTTTTCGCGATTTCTAATCTTCCGAGGTTACCGCGCTGGTCGTCGTCCGAGGCCGCGCAGCCACGTCACCGTCTTGACATAGACGCTGCCGACGTTGCCGAACATGGGATCGCCGGTATCGTCGTCGCCGTAGCCGCCGGGCGGGCGCAATGACCCGCCCCAGGACGCCACGGCGTCTCCGACGTAAGCCGCCAACTCCTCTTTCGCCACCGACGACTTGAGATCGACGGTGAGCAAGACTTTGTATGTCTGCACGGCTATATCAAAGCCTCTTCGGCTTCGTCCTCCAGCGCCGAGAAGGCGTGCTTGGCCGGCGTCCGACCGTCGATGCGCGGCATGTCGCGCTTGACGATCTGGAGGTGCTGCAAGCCGAAGCTGATCCCCCGCTTACCGGAGACGAACCAAGAGAAGGGGGTGATGTGCGCGCGGACGGTCTGTCCGGCCCACACTTCGGCCGGATCGAGAACGTCCTGCAAGCGGACATCGACGATGCCCGGCTTACCCTTGCTCCACGGCGAGATGTAGGTCATCCCCGGCTCGTAGCCGGCGTAGGTCTTCTCGCCGGCGTCCCGGAAAGGAAGCAGAATGCCCTTCATCGGGATGGTCGGAAACTTCTCCCCGGCGAGCTTGGCGACCGCCGCCTGCATCGCTTTGTATTCAGGAGACTTCTGCTGCTCCGGCGAGAACAGGAGCACGCAGGAGAAGACGGCTTCGCCGCCTTCGGCGCGAGGAGATGGCGTGAAAAGATGAGGAAAAGAGAGAGTGGCGTAGGGGGAATTAAGAGCGTCAGCCATTTGGTCGTTGCCTTTCGTTGCTTCGTGAAACCCGCACGCGCGGGGCACTGCTTATTAAGAACTTTCAGTCGGGTAATTCAAGGGACGTTTTGAGCATATCGAAGACCGTTTTCGGGCTGGTCTCGACCCGTGGACGAGTGTCGTCGTCGCGAGCAAGGGTGTTGCCGGAACTGTCCTTGCAGGTATACGCCGCGACAATGTCGGGGTTTTCCTTCGCCGCTTTCAAGGTCTTCTTGACTTGCGCCGGGGTACGCAGCTTGAGCAGGCCATCGACATGAGGGAACATATTATTCAGATCGGCGAGCGCATCGTCGGGGTCGATCCACTTCTCCATCGCCCTCTTCGCCACCAATTTCCAGCCGGGGATCGCGCCGCCGTGGTCGAGCCGCTGGCTGGCTTCCTGCCGGACCTTCTCCATCCACGCCGTGATCATCTCGGCGCTGTCGAGGATGCCGGCCAACTCTTTGTCGGTGAGGACTTCCGGGTGAAGGGCTCCCTTCTTGTCGAAGACCACCCGCGCCTCGCTCTGGGCCAGCTTGGCCAAGCTCGCGCACTCGCCGGCGCGGACGCACCAGCGGCAATGGGCTCCTGGGTTCTCAGTCGGGTCGTTGCGGGAGAGCTTCTCGGTGGCGATGTTCAGCACCGTGTCCCGCCACGCGACCAGTTCGTCGACCGTGATCTCCTCGCAATTCAGACCGGGATCGGTCTCGGTGCGCGGCTGGATGATGGTCAGGCGGATTTTGTCGATCTCGTCCCAGCCGGCGTCGGAAAGAAGACGGATCGCACCTAAAGCGTAAATGCGCAGCTGCGAGTTACCCTTGGCCGAGACCGCGACGCCCTTGCCGTACTTGAGATCGACGACATCGAGGGTCTTGGTTTTCTCCCGGTAGGAAATCACGTCGGCGGTGCCGAAAATGTCCTCGCCGCCGAACGCCCGCAGGCGAACGCTGACCTCGGTGTCGAAGACATCGGCCTTGGCCTTGAGCGTCTCGATGAAGACGACATAACGCTCGACCGCCTCGACCATGTCGTCGTCGACTTCGACAGTCGTGCCGTCAAGCGCGACGCTGTCCGGAGCCGGGAGCCCGTGGATGAGCATGTCGGCGACCTCGTGGGCAGCCGAGCCCTCCGTCGTGTAGACGGTCGGGAGACGCTTCTTGCCGCGCGCCTTGGTCACCGACGCGGGACAGTTGATCCAGATCGAGGAGGACGAGGGCGAAGCGTCGGCGTGGGCGGTCATGAAAGTCTCCAAAAATTTTCCGCAACGGGTCCGGATACGCTGGCTCGCGGGCGGTCTCGCAGTCGTAAGTGCAGGCTTTGTGCCAACAGCAGCCGCAACACTGCTTGTCGATCTTGCAGCACGGGTGCCGGCAGGTGGCAAAGCTGTTCATTTCGGTTTGTCGCCAGGGAGGGCGGCTGAACCGACGCTCTTGGTTTGATCGCCAAGAACTCGTCTGTGTAGGATAGATTGCAGCCTGCCAATTTCCCATTGAAGATCGGCGATGCTCGCGTCAAAGCCTAGCTTGCGATCCGTCTCCAGCTCGGTGATGCGGGCGTAGTACTGCTCGGCAATGGATCGCCAACTCATTTCGTCACTCCCTCGCCAGAGAGGGGCGGCGGCGACCTTGGTTTCCCATGTCCGCAGCTTCGCCTCGGCCAAAACAGCACGCTCCATCCAATCGCCAGCGGTGTCGCTCCACCTGTTCCGCTCAGCTTCGAGTTCAGTGATGCGGGCAACCGCCTCGGCTGCCGTGTCGGACGCATGGCCGAGAAGGCTGACCCGCCAGTCGTGCTCGGCGATCTGGTTCAGGCGCTCGATCAGGTTCATAGGACCGGCTCCTCGGCCAGGGTGTCGACGATCACGCCGACTTGGCTGGCCGGCTTGTCGTCGGCGGCGCGGGTCAGCGCCTCTCGGATTTGGGCGACGGTCATGCCGTGCTGGAGGAGAAGCGAGAGAAGCAAACCCGCGTCGCGCAGCGACGCCTCGGCCGGGGAGCCGGGCTTGCCGGCGGTGACGAAGACTTCCCTGATCTGGCCGGTGGCGTCGCGACTGTAAGTGACAAACGCACTGAGCCGAAGCCCCTCCACGTCGGCGTACCTGATCTTGACGGTGATGCAGGGCCGCCGGCTAGTGAACCGGGTCCGGCCGTTGGCTTCGCCGCTCATGCCGGCACTCGGAGTTTCGGGGGATTGCCAGGACGGATAGCCAGAGCCGTATGCTCGGGGCAGTAGACCGAGTTCTCCCGGCTCTGGTCGCGGGTCCGCCCACAAAAGAGGGTCGACGCGCCGTCGCCCGAGACCGGCCAGCGACAAGTGTTGAAGTTCAATTCCATCGTGGTGATTTTTCCAATTTTGATTTCCGGGACGATCTTCGACGGCTTCGGCTTGGCCGCCACCATGCGGGCGCGCCGGGTCCGAGCCCGGACTTGCTTCTCCTGGGGCATCTCCTTCTCCCGCTCGGCCTTGACCCGCTCAGGGTCTTGTTTCCACTTCCGGCGATGCACCATGCCGAGAAAAGCATTGCGGGTGACCCCGCAACGCTCGGCGCAATATTTCGCCTTGAAGCCGCTGTGCCAGAGGTGCTCGGCGAGAACGAGGCGCTCCTCCGGCCACGGCCCGGGGTTTTCAGTCCTGCTCATCTTCGTCGCCCCGGTGGGGGATCAGGCCCAAGGCCCGCCCCGCCGCCATGCGGAAGTGCCGCCACTCGACCGTCGGCAGCGCCGCCTCCAGAGCGAGAATATCGGCAAGCACGACTTGCGGCGTAGCCGCAGCTGGACCCGGCAACCCACCACGCAGCTGGACCCGCATCGGGGTGGCGTCGCTGTTGGTCACCGGCAAGGCGCGAGGAGTAATTCCGTACTCCACGGCATCGGCCGGCATTGGGCCAGCTGCGGCTTCGCGCAGGAGGTCAATCGGGCTGGCGACGGAAACGGTTTCTTCAGGCATGTGCCCCTCCCGCGCCGTTGCTGGGGGAAGCGCCGAACTCGGCATCCATTTCGGCCCGGATCGCCGGAAACAGTTCCGGGTCCAAGAGGCTGATGCGGATGCCGGCGTTGCGCTTGGCGACTTTGTCGATGAAGGCTTTGGCCTTGAGCTTCTGCTTGGGATCGGCGAAGCGCCGGGTGAGTTCGGCGACGACGAAGTCTTTGTCGACTTCGGAGACCGGCTCTTTCACCGGCGCGGCCTCTGCCGGCTTCTTCGCCGTCGTGGTCTTCTTACGCGGGGCCTTCGTCTCGGCCAGCTTCTCCTCGATCTTGTCGACGGCCGCCTCGGCCTCGGCCGGCGGTATCTCGACCTCCGGCAGGGCGGTCGCGATGTTGTCCACGGTTACGGCGAAACCCGCGTCGAAGAACCGCCGCTGGGTCACGGCGAGCAAGTCGTCAATCGGCATGGTCTCGATGTCGGGACGATGCAGGGACTTGTGCAGCTGGTCGAGGACGTTCAGGGCTTCGGCCTGATCGCCAGTGATCTTGATCTCCAGGGGCATCAGTTCTTTCCTTTTCCGACGTTGGTCGCGATCAGCGTGTACGACGCGACGTTCTTGCGATTGCCGACCGGGATGCGGTCGGTGTGAATGGCATGGCCGGCGCGGCGCAGGTCGAAGATGCGCGCCGCCAGCCGGAAGCTGCCGTACTTGCTAAGAGCCTCCAGCGGGGTGATCGCCTTGTTCTGTTGCAGATGGTCGAGGATCATCGCGTTCTGAGCCGGGGCGTTCGCGGTCATCGCCATCGGGTTTCTCCTTCTCCTGTTGGCGCAGTTTTTCCAGTCGGGCGAAAACTTCCTGCAAGGATTTGTCCAGCTGGATCGCTTGCTGGCGCAGGGTTTCCTTCTCGGCGTCGGTGATCCCGGTGGTCATGCGACCCCCTTGGCGAGGCGAGCAATCTCCCGGTCCAAGTACCAGCGGGCTTTCCTCAAATCCTCGACGCCACCCTTCTCGCCGGCCCGCCAAATGTACTTGAGGGCGTTGCCGAGGTTGAAATTCATGTGCTCGGTGATCTGGATGCACTCGATCCCGGAGGGGTGCGAAGTGTAGTGCTTGGGGTGATCGACCGGGTCGTCTTTGGTCCGATCCCAGCCGCCTTCCTCGTGACGCTTGGCGATGTCGTGCAGGGTGCGCAGGTGATCGGTCATTTGCGGCATCTCCAGTGTTTGCCTTGGTAAACGGTCTTCATTTTATGTCGGACACAAAGCGGCTGATCCCCGGACCCGGGGTCCGCGACCTTCTTCGATTTAGAGGGCGCAAGGGGGAGGTTGCCTCTAACCTGTTCATCTTCGCTCGGATCGACAGCCGGCACCGACCCCGGCGGTTTCTCTCTTGGAATGGGTGTCGGGATCGCGTCGTCGACAATCGGTTGTTCTTCCGGTGTGAAAACCATCGAAGGAAGCTCGTCGGCGTTAAGACAGAAACTGTAGGCTTTCCGGTAGAGGAACCGGCCGACAGCCACGTCGATGAAAGGAAAGTCGATCAGCTGCCGGAGGGCAGCCGCCGATCCACGATTGGCGAAAGTCTTACAATCCTTCATGTCAGCTGCCTGTGTCGGTGCCGAGATCAAGATCGGGATCAGAGTGAAGAGGGTTGTCGTTCGCATCGCTTCAGGTCGGCTCTCATGTTGGCTAGTGCAGCTGGATATCGTGGGCTTCCGGAGAGGACGACGAAGGGTCCGCCGTCCGGGGGGAAGCCTCGCCAGTGACCGCTGCGGGTCGGCTCGAAGCGCCAGCCTTTTTGCTCGTACTCGCGGATGAGCTTGATCACTTCACGACGCATGGACATCAGTACCCTCCTCGGTTCTTCTCTTCCCGCCACTGGTCGAACTCGGCCTCGTACCGAGAGGGATCGGCATACTCGCCGTATTTCTTGCGGGTGTAGGTCTCCAAGCCGTTGTTGTAGGCGGTGTCAGCTACGCGCTGCCGGTCGGCGATCTTGTGACATTCCCGGCAGAGCAGCTGGAGGTCGTAATCCTCCTCGCGGCCAAGCCGGTCATAATGGCGGTGGTGCAGATCGAGCCGCCGGCGGGCGAAGCCGCAACGCTCGCACCGCCGGCCGCGCTCCCGGATCAGGCGGGCCTTGAGCACCTGCCACTCCGGGCTGTTGATCCGTGCCAGATATTCAGGGGTGCGCTGCATCGGCCTTCTCCTCCTCGGGGGTTACGATGGCGTAGTCGTGGACGACGGTTCCCCGGCTCTCGTCGCCGCGCCGGTGAGACTTCACCCACCAGCGTCGGCGCTGACACTTCTGGCATTCCCAGACGCCGTGAGCGTCGGGCTCCAGCGGCCAGTCGTGGCCGCAGCCTTGGGTCAGACCCCCATGATGGTGGAAATTCCCCCGGACAGGATGATCGCGCGGCGGGGTCCGGGGAGCGCCGAGCAAGTAAGCGCGACGGATCGAGCGAACTTTCCCCAACTCGATCTCGACCGTCCGGAAAGAAGTGTAAGTTTTCAGCTTGCCCCGGCTTATTCGTCGAGACGGCGGCACGTCGGTGAAGCGGCAGCGGGCCGGCTGATTGAGCCACAGCAAGAGTGTCCAGACGTTGCGGATGTCGCCGTACCAGCCGCGCATGTCGGTGCCGCGCAACGGGATCAACGGCTCGACGGAGTGGGCCTCGACGATGTCGTCCTGGGCCAGATGCGCCGCCGTCGTGCGCACCGCCGTGCCGAGCAGGAGCGCCAGCAAGCCGAGCTTGTGCCCGGCGGCGAGGTCGGACATGCCTGCCGGGGAAAGCGCAGAAAACTCGGCGTGGCTGAGTTCAGTGGCGTTGGGGCTGCCGAAGACCACCATCGGGTGGCCGCTGGGGGCGCTGTGGCCGGGAGGTGCCGTCCAGTAGATGAACGGGGTCAAGGCGAGGTCGTCGCGCTTCTGCGGCGTAGCCGAGAAACCGTAGACGGCCGCGCCGTCGATCAGATAGCCGACCCGCGCATCGCGCTTGTCCTCGGGCAGGTCGGACGCGACCATCCCGACGCCGGCGCGGGCCCCGGCGTCGAAGAACGCCCGAGCATCGAACTCGATGTACGTCGTGCGGTACGGCGGGATGGCGAATTGCCGGTGGTTGATGACCAGCTCCGGAGCCTCGAACGCGAGCCTGCCGGCAACGGCAGATGCCTGGGCTGAGAAGTTGAACCGTTGGGCGTTACGCCAAGCGGCGTAAAGCCTTTCGCGCATCGGGCGCGGGTAGATGGTGGCGGGGTGAACAAAGAAATCGTCGGGGATCATGGTCGTTGCCTTTCGTTGCCATTGCTGTCGTGTCGTGGAGAAGAAATCTTTCAGCTGAACAGGTCCGCCCAGTCGCGGGACTTTCTGGCGAGGATGTCCTGAATGCGGTCGTCGAGAGTGCCCGCCGCAGAAGCGTACCGGCAGAGAACGCCGTCGTTCTGGCCGATCCGGTGTATCCGGCAAGCCGCTTGAACGTTGTCGGCATAAGAGAAAGACGCCTCGGCGAAGACCACGTCGGAGCACTTGGCGGTCGGCGAGACGAGGGTGAGACCCGTCCCTCCGGCTTGTATCTGTCCAACAAAAATTTTTGCATCGCCGGACATGAAACGCTGGATGGCGGCACGCCGCTGGTCGAGAGTATCCCTGCCGTCGAACTTGACTGGTTTATATTCGCCGAGCAGGTCGACGTAGCGGTCGATGACTTTGTGGTGGACACACCAGACGACGAGGCGGCGGTCGCGACTGTTGTCGAGCAGGTCGACGATCCATTCGATCACCGAAGGGATTTTGGCGAGGCCGAGTTGCTGGATTTCGGACTTGGCTTGGCCGGCAGCCAGCTGCTGCAAGAGAGCGTCGTCATCGACCCTGTCCCATCCGGACCCGCCTATTGCCAGAACCCCGCGCGGCACCTGCACCGGGAGAACAACAAAATCAATCGGCGGCAATTGGGGTAAGACTTCTTTCTTGCGAGCGGCAATCACCATCGGCGTGATGCGGGCGCGAAGCTCGTCCTTGTTTTTGGAGCCTTCGATGTGCTCGATCTTGCGGCCATTTACCGAGAGATGGCGGATGTTGCAGTAGCGCGACTGAAACTCGCCTTCCCGCATCGGCTTGCCAGTGATCGGCGAAACGATCAGGTCGGGGCGCAGGTGGTACAAGAGGCCCCATAGCTCGCCGGCATGATTGGGGGCGGGCGTGCCGGTCATCGGGTGAACCCAGCCGAGCCTCGGGAGAAGCGCAAAAATTCTGGATGCCCGGTTCGACTTGGCGTTCTTGAGGTAGTGGGCCTCGTCGAGAATGGTGGCGTCGAAGGGTCCGGTGTTGGCGAGACGCGCCGCCACCCGTCCGGACGCCTCGGAGAGGAGCCCGTAGGACAAGAGGAAGATGCCTTCCCCCTCCGGAATGAGCAGCCCGCGTTGGACGACGGTCACCGGCGGTGCTTGCTTCCACCACTTGTCGACCTCGGCCAGCCAGACAAGGATGACCGAGTGCGGGCAAACAATGAGGACGCGGCGGTCGTTGCGCGCCGCGATGACGGTGAGAGCCACCCGCGACTTGCCGAGACCCGGATCGAAAGCGTTCAGCATCGGCTTGCGCGACGAAGCGATGTCCAGCGCCGCCTGCCGTTGATAGGGATAGAGAACCGGGGTCGTCATTTGTCGAGGCCCTTCAAAAACTGGCGCACCTGACCGGCAAGCGCCAAGCCCATCTCCCGGTCGTACTGCTCGCTCTCCAGATCGGCGGCGACCGCGTCGAGGAGCTTCACAGCCATCTGGCGCAGCTGCGTCAGGAACTCCGGCTTGGAGACCACCCCGGAACGACGCTTCAACACCAAGACTTCAAACTCAGTAGACATCCGGTGAATTTCTTTCGGCGTCATATCCCGGACCCCTGTTCCTGCCACCACAAGGCCATCAAGACAGCTTCGGCGCGCCCTGCGTCCCGCTTTCGCCCGAGAGGGAGCGCCAGCATCGGGAACCGTTTGAGGGCCAATGCCCGGGCTTGTTCCTTGTCGGGTCCAAGCCGGAAGTGTTTTTTCCACAGGGTCGGCGAGACATCGATGCGCTGGACGGCAAGGGCAGCAAGCACGCCGTGGACGATGCCGAACCCCATCCCGAACCTGAAAGAAGAGCTGACGCCTTGGCCGGGGAAAGCGTTCACCTTCTCGACGATGGCGACCATCGGCTCCAGCCGATCCGCCACCATCGAGGCGACGAGATTGGCGAAGCCGTTGGCGTCGACTTGTCTGTCGGCAACCGGGACATCGCCACAATTCACATGGGTGGGGGTTATCGCTCCCCACGCAGCTGAAACCGATCCGGGATCAATGCCGAGGACGATCACGCGCGGCGTCCTCTTTGAGTTGGGCGATCTCGGCTTCGAGCAAATGAATGCGCGCCGCCGCGATCCGCATGCCTTGGGCGATGGGACTTTTTTCCCGGCCCAGCTCTACGTCGGCGGTTTCCATCATGGCGCTGCCGGTGACCAGCCACGCGACGATGTCGTCATACTCGTCTATCCCAACAGCGGTCACTTCGATGACCATAGGGTCGTCGGTCTCCCGGCCGGCCGTCATAGCGTCACCTGATCGCGAACGAGAAGCTGGTCGATGCTCTTGAGGGCCCCGCTCTTGAAGGCCCACTTCAAGAAAAGCGGGGTCCACTGCGACGGCACCCTTCCTTTGTAGCGCCAGCTGTTTATCGTCTGCGGCGACGGCGGGTCGTAGCCCTCGCGCTTGATCCGCCGAACGATCTCGGTGCTCGACCCGAGCGACAGGATCAGTTGGCGGTAGTTCCAAACCGGCACGATCTTGCTGTGCTTGCGGGTGGTCATGAAAGGATGTGTCATCGTCGGGGTCTTCCATTTCGATCTCAAATCAACTACATCTCCATATACGACATTTCAGAACAAGGTCAACCCCGCTCGATGGATACCCCCCTGGCAATCTCGGTCGATTTCGAGACCTACAACACGCTCGACCTCAAACAAGTCGGGGCTGAGCTTTATGCATCGAGCCCGGATTTGATAGTGACTGTCGTGGCTTGGGCGATTGGGCGGGGGCCGGTGTCGTCACGCAAACTTCCGAGCACTTTGCCGGACGAGATCAAAGACTTTCTCGCGGCAGGCGGCACCCTTCATGCTTGGAACGCCGCCTTCGAGTGGGCGATCCTGCATCACCACTACGGGATCACGCTGCCGTGGAGCCAAGTCGCCTGCACCATGCAGAAGGCGCTCTACGCGGGCTTTCCGGCTTCTCTCGAAAAGGCAGGTCTGGCGTTAGGCATCGCGCCTAGCATGCTTAAAGACAACACCAACCATCGGCTCATGATGCAGATGGCGAAGCCGCGACAAGGCGGACGCAAGTGGCACGAAGACGACCCGGAGAAGCTCGCCAAACTCACCGCCTACTGCCGGCAGGACGTGATCGCCGAGCGGACGATTGCCCACCGGCTGGGCTCTTGCGAGTTGCCAGCGACCGAGAAGGCGGTCTCCGAACTGGATCACCGGACCAACCAACGAGGGCTCGCCCTCGACCTCGACCTGATCGGAAAGCTCGCGACCTTGGCGCGGCAGGAGACCGCCCGGCTCAATCAGATTTGCGGCGTGCTCACCGGCGGGGAAGTGACTTCTCCCGCTACGCAGACGGCGAGACTGTCGGCATGGATGCTGGCGCAGGGGTTCAATCACCCCACGGGCTTGGACAAAGGCGCGGTGGTCCAGCTGCTCAAGGCCAAGAATATCCCGGACAACGTGAGGCAGGTCTTGGAGATCAGGCAGGAGGTCGCCAAAACCTCGACCAGAAAACTGGTCGCGATGACCCGCTGCGCCGGCGTCGATAACCGGGTCCGAGGCCAGCTGATGTATTACGGAGCGTCTCGCACCGGAAGGTTTTCCGGAAAACTCATCCAACCTCAGAACATGCCGCGACCGACGCTCAAGAAGGCTTTCCTCAAGTCGGCGATCAATGCCATCCGGGGAGGGTCTGTCGACCGGGACTGGATCGATATGGTCTTCGGCTCGCCTCTCGAAGTGGTCGCGTCTTCGTTACGCTCGTGTCTGATCCCCGGACCCGGGATGAAGTTTGTCTCTTACGATTTCAAGCAGATCGAAGCCAGAGTGCTGGCTTGGTTGGCCGGGCAGCAGGCCGTTCTCGACGCGTTTACCCGAGGCGAGGACATCTATGTCGTGGCGCAGAAGAAGGTCGGCTTGAAGTCCCGGCAAGAGGGGAAAGTGGTGGTGCTGGCGTGCGGCTTCGGCATGGGGCCGGCCCGCTTTCAGGAAACCGCCAAGTCTTACGGTTTGGACTTCTCGATGAACGAGGCACAGGACATCGTCGACCGTTGGCGGGAAGCCAACCCGGAGATCGTCGACCTGTGGCACACGACCGAGCGGCGCTCGCGAAAGGCTCTCTTCGTGCCGGGGGTGTTCCGGGCGGTCAACGACAAGCTCGGCTTCACCGGCTTGAAGAACAATCAGGAAAGCCTGCTGATCATGCATCTGCCCTCGGCGCGGAGGCTGTTCTACCGCAACGCCCGGATCGTGGACGGCAAGCATCAAGGCGGTGATCTCACTTACGACGGCGTCGATCAGATCACCCGCCGGTGGACAGATATTCGAACATGGGGCGGCAAGCAGGTGGAGAACGCAGTCCAAGCGATTGCGCGGGACTGTCTGGTCGACGCGGCTCTCCGGGTGGACGACCTTCACCTCGGCGAGCTTGTCTTATCCGTCCACGACGAACTGATCTGGGAAGTCCCGGAAGGCGACGCCGAAGCTCTGTCGCAGCTGATCAAGGCCGAGGTCGAGAGTTAG